TACGCCAGTGGATTCAATCCCAAACTGCTCGTTAACTTCACGCTCCATTTCAGTTTCTTGAACTGCATCTGGAGATGCGAGAAGCTTGTCAATGTCTGACTGCTTGTAATATGGACTTTTAGACTTCAAATCCTGTAAAGCCCACATATCCAGAGAGTCGATATGGCCCATCAACTTCATGTTCTCAAGCTTTGGAACAGATGGATCAAAGATAAACCTGTTGAGCGGCAGCAGCTCTGGATGAGGACCATCTCGCTTTACAAAAACCCTGGACTCAGATCTAACCGGATTACCATCCTCTAAACCACCATCAAGATATACTCGTTCGACCTCACTCTCGTATTCATATGGTGTATAGATAATCCCTGTGCCATATTTGATAGCGCTGTGAAAAGCACTTTGCTCAACGCGGTATAAGTCCAGCTCATCTGGATCATATGCCATGTCCATAAGGAAGCTTTGCACAATTTGCTTTAACTCTTCTCCATCTTTCGAGGGAAGATCACCACTCATCGTGGCTGCCCAGAGTGGATCGTACATATAAATGCCACCCATAATACGGGCTAGCAACTCGTCACAAGCAGTGCCGATTATGGGAATGACTAGATTTGCTGCGCCAGGCCACGGCCAATCAGCAGATTGATTCTTTGGCCGAGCTTTATACAAGCGCACATACTCTGGCAGTTTCTCCGTGCGAAATGTCTGGAGCCGCCGGTCAAGATGCTCAACTTTTTCCTTGATGAACTCGCACAGCTTTTTGTAGTTGTCCGGTCCAAACTCTTTCTCGGTAACTTCTGTAGGTGGCTGATATGGCATTAGAGGGCACTCGAAATGATTGTAGCATTTGTTCCAGCAACCATATTAGCTAAAGCCACTGGATCGGCCACTGTCTTTGTAACGTTAGAGGTGATTGTTTCCGTGGCACTCGTGCTTCCAGGCACCTGCGGCGCCGAGAGAGTGTACTGAAACTGTGGCATCGGCATTTGCGCACTGAAAGTCTTAAAGTCCGCTGTTAACAAGTTTACAAACTTATAGAAAAACTGGTACACTACATTTCCATTTGGTGCAGGTAAAGCCTGCACCAAAGCCGATGCAGCTTGATTGGCAATGTAGAATAACATAAGTTGCTGCGGATCAATTGTCATGCTTGCTCCTAACTACGTTGATGTGCCTGAGCGCCATGATCGTAGAGAGCTTTTGCCGTGGCATAACCACTCTGAAAAGCACTTATCTTTCCAAGCTCCACTGAGTGAGCATTCAGTTCTTTTGAGTGATCCTCTAGCTGAATGTCATGCTCATCCAATCGCTTTGAGTGAGTTGACTGGTTCGAATACAAAACCCCAGCAAAAAAGATACAAGTAACAATACTTACAATTGTTGGTCCCCAGGCTGCCCAATCCATGCTGTCTCCTAAGCTACCGCAGAAGCTACGCGGCGACGATATTGCGCCATTTGTTTAGCAAGAAATTCATTGATCTTTTCTTCAGAGACTGTATCAAACTTCCATACCTGCGGCCCGTAGGAGAGAACATCTAGAAGATCAATCAAACCTTTGCGCTGGCCGTACTGCTCTGCTTCTTCTTTGGTTTCGATGCAATTGTTAGCATCAAGCCAGAGTTCGTGGCGCTCGACAATTGGAATGAAGTTCTCAATGCGCTCAGCTTTGGCATTTGCATTCTGTGGAGTTTTCAAAGGCAGAAACTGAATTCCAGCAATCTCTGGGTGAGTATGCTTGTGCTCTTCTACGAAGTAGTTCAGATGATAGAGGAGGAACTTTTGTGCGGCGACTGCTTCCACATAGACGACGCGAAGCTTCCACTTGATTGCAAAGAAGAAAATCTTTTTTACAAACTCATCAATCGGAGCGGCTTTTGCCCATTGATCGAGGAGATAGATTCTACGGGGACTGCGACTTATACCAGTCACAGCGATAGCGTGGCGGCAGCGTCCATCCTTACCGACCTCTTGGCCCATGTGTGCACCGCCGTGGTTTGGATCAACAACCATGTAACGGTCAAGGTTTCGTGGGAAGATGTCTTTTTCTACATCGCCGGCGGCAACATGGTGTCGCACCACGATACGATATTGCTGAGGTTGCGTAGTTTCGAAGAGCCGAGACATTGTCTCAGATTCTTTTGGTATAGCCAGAGCACCAGTTACCTTCTCGAAATGGAAGTAGCGAAAATCCGCCATGTTAAACTTAGCCTTAGACGGATCAATAGGATAATTAAGAAACTGACAGGAGAAGTGATAGCTACCCAAACGACGCTTCCAGCGAAGGAGTTTTTCTCTTGTGAAAGCTTCCGGAAAAATCGGCTGGCCAAAAGAGTGCAAAGCACAGCAGCCACCAAGAGCACTATGCGTAGTCCAACTGAAGTATGGCTCTTCTTGGCGAATGTGCGAGTTGAGATCATCATGACTCCAGCGATTTCCTACTACTATCTCATCAAAGTCTCTACCAGGATTATTCGGGTCATTGTCTGTTGCGCCTACGAGGATTTGGTGGTAGTCAATGGTATCAGCCATGACAATCGAACTCTTACGGGCTTCTCTTCCAACAAGATCATCCTGTACGACGACGTTGTAGTGCCGCGACTGAAGAGCAGCACCGACACCAATGAAGTCAAAGGTTCCTTCACCTTGACCACGGCCAATGGGAGTGCGCCGCTGATGGAGAGACTCATTTGTCCACGTCTCCTTTTCTGTTGGCATAATCTCAGGAAAGAGATGGCGAAAGAAGGCGTTGTTCTCGTAATGGTTTGAGATACGGATGCCGAGCTTAATGGCGTTCTTGATGGTTTCTGAGACAAGTAGAATGCGAATGTCTTGTGAATGTGTACGGCGCATCCACTCAATATAGAGGTCGGTGTAGCCAACACTGGTAAAGAAGTCTTCCTCACGGTGGCCGAAGGGCAAAGCGCGCCAGATTGGAAAGCACTCAGAGTATACTGAGGACTTGAAGTGATCGCGCGGTATCTCAATGCCTTCTTTGAGGCCATCCTTCATGACCGTGAGACACATTTGATAATGCAGATTGTGAGCTTTATCCGGATTCTTTGAAAATCGGTCCTTGCCCATTACGATAGTGCTGAAATAGTACAAGTCCATCAAAGAATTCGCACGATAGATTTGCTTTTTCTCTGTCGGAGATTTTGCAATTTCTGTAGGTATGAGATTATATCCGAGAACTGTAGACCGCGGCACAAAGGTATCTCCGATCTCTCCTACCTCAAGAGACCGGAGTATATCCCGCACACGTTGGTTTGTTTCTCGTTCGCTCAAGCAGAAACCGCTTTCTTAGAGAGCTGAAGAGGTAATAGGTGTAGACACAGTGGAAGCAGAGACTTTATTTGCTACTGTCGATGCTGCTGTTCCTGTGGTGGTTGATGCCGGAATCGCATTCAGCGTTGCTACTACAGCATTTGCCCAAGCTGTCACATTGGCAGGCGTAGCAGAAATGCCGGCTGATTTTGCATAATCAGCATAATCAGATTCAATTGAGGCCACAACCAAGGCCAGTTTCTGTGCGCCGCTACCGCTTTGTGCACCTGCAGCGATTGCAGCATTCTCTGCATTGATAGCAGCGGTGACAGTGAGGTTATACAGTGAGGCGATACCAGGAAAAGCCACGTCTACAATTGGCTCTGCAACCTGAGCTACCTTGGTGGCTCCTGTGAAGAACACCTCGAAAGCATGTCCAACTTCTGAGAGAATCGTGTTAATGTTTGCCATCTCTACTCCTTGCGCAAACGCTATGGGGTTTGCAGTCGGTGAGTCCTGCGTTAGAACTGAATTGCGCGGTATTAGGGTATGTCTGTTGTCATTACTTCAGCCCAGTATGGCCACTCAAAACAATGAGAACCAAAAACCGGACTGAAAACATCACGTCGATGTTTCATCGAAAGGCCCATTCTTAATTCACTGGTCCTTCCATAGAAAGTGCTTCTAGCATCGCTGCTTCGGCTTCTAGCTTATCGAGAGCTGATTGTTGATCTACCTGTGAGAGCGTGTGGGAGTTTGAGAACTCGTTGTTTACTTCTACTGCGGCGGCCGCATGGATTGGCGTAGCAGGTGCTGCGATGCCACGAATGGTGTTAATGATACTACGAGAAGCTTCGTCCATCCGCTCAAAATCAAACGCATCAACAGGCTTGATCTCTGCACGAGATACCTTGGCGAATGTTCCTTCGCGATCCATGATATCACGAGCAACATCAACCTGATGCTTACGCTCTGTGATTGTGGTTGCTTTCGCGTTGAGTTCATTCGCCAAAACTTGAAAAGCCGATGGGAGAAGTTGTGCTAGCATCTCCTTACGCTGGCTTTTTATGAGATCAAGCTGTGATTCGGCATCTATGATGATGCCGTGGGTGATTTGCATTCGGACTTTGAGATAGTCGGGAGAGGATTTTATGCTTTGGAGTCGCCGCAGAGAGATTGTAAGCATTGCGGCGGCAGCAATCTCGGGAATGCCAGCATTTTCCAGACGCGCCATAGTTTCGAGGCGCTTTAGAGTACGAAAGTGATGTTTAGCATCTGGCTTCCGTGCGAGCCTGTTTGTGGATGAGAGTGCGCCGCCATAGTGTAAGGTGGTCGTTGTTGAGGAAACTGGACCGGCCGGCGCCGCCGCAGACACAGTAGATGCGCTGCTCGTGGTAGCTGAGGCACTTACGGCGGCCGCGCCGCTGGCTTTTGAGAAGTTTAGTTTACTTACAAGCGTCATCTAAATATCATCCTTTTGTGCCACCGCCAGCGCGGCGCTAGCGCCTCCGGCGCTTCTCGCAGACCCAAAGGGCGACGGAGCCGCCGCTGTGAGCACGCCTGGCTGATTCTCAAAGTACCGTCTCAGCATACGCCGAAGCGGACTTCTATCAGTACGCTCGGAGCATGTATACACTTCTGCTGCGACGCCGCTGTTGGGATTGCTCATGCTTCAAGGTTACACCTACTGCACGGCGCTGTCAAGCTCGAAAGTGGTATTTTCAAGGCCAAAATTACCTACTCTGTGGCAGCATACACCCACCGGCCACCGGTCCCGGCGCTCCGCCACTACTGCTGCTGTAGCCGTTGCTTGCTGCTACCGCTGCTTCGCCGCCGCTACCGCTGCTGCCGCTTGCTGCTGCTCAGCACCTTGAGAATATTCTTATAATGTACATTGCTATTTTCAAAAAAGTTGAAAAAATTAGTAGCGGTGTCCCCCTCGTTTTCTATTCGCGTTTGAGATTTTTTAGGCGGAGCCTGTATAGACAACTAGAGGGATGGACAACTAGGGCACAAGCGTTATAGCATAGGCGGCTTGCGGCTGTCAAGTAGCATAGGCGTTAATAGCAAAGTAGTACATTCAAGAAAGCATAACAGGGACTATGAAAGAGTGTAGAGTGCAAGTTGTTGATAGCATTGGAGTTAGCATGAGCAAGCGTACAGATGTGCGTAGGCGCATATGTTATTGCGTAGGCGCGCCTGTGAATAAGCTGTGCATAACCTAAGCGGCTGTTGATTCTAAAAGACTTAGGGCGGCCATGCCGCCGCGCGGAGTTTGGCACGTTAATTGCTATATAT